AGTTGGTCAATAAGTGGCTTACAGCCTCCTGCAAAATTGTCGGCGTCGAGGAGCGAGCATGCGCTTCTCGTAATGATGAGAGTAGTGCGAGCTTTGCGCGGACTTTCTCTTGGGCCAGCGTGGTCCAATGCTTTCCGAGGAGCCGGTTGAGGCTTGGCGTGAGGTATCCCGGCAGTTGAAGAATGAGAGAATGAGCCGTCTGGGTTTTGCCGGTAGCCGAGTTGTCGGAGTTGTTCATGGGTCCAGTTCATATTTTCCGTTTTTCCAAATGTAGATTTCGCGCCGTTCTGGGATTCCGTTGTCGAGCGGATGCTTTTTGCCGTGAAAGCGAGCGGTGACAATTTCAAGTTCCTGCTTGAGGTTGTTGCGTTCTTCCCTCGCCTCGTCGCGCTCTTGCTCAAGTCTCGCCAGCTCCTCAGTAGAACGGAGTTCCAATCCGGACAATTTGTCCGCCAGCGCAGCCGCATCGGCCCTTGCCTGGTCGCGTTCTCTTAAAGCAATCGAAAGAGGCGTGCCTCCGGCGTGGTTTGTGGTTCCTTCCAATTGGCGGATGCGCTCTGCTTGCCGTTGGATTTTCCTTATCGCCGAGGCTCGCTCGCGTTCCAATCTGCAAGCCAGTTCCAGCATCTCCTCCAAATAGATGAGATTGCCGGGGTTTTCGGCCAGCAGGCGCTCATAGAGCGCATCTGTCTCCGGTGTTTTCATGTTACCAATCATTTCGTTTTCGTTTGGCTTCGATTTCCCGGCGCTCTGGCGTTGCCGCCCAGAACCGGTCGCAGGCTTCCTTGATCTGTCTTGAGAGCAAAAGCCACCAGCGGTCTTCCCGGTCGGAGCCGCAGGTCTCTGTGCCTGCGGCCCCGGTGCAAACCTTGGCTCGATTAGAACGAGATTTCTTCATCGGTTGGGGTTGCGGTGCGGGCGGCGAGGATGCGCTCGTTGAGGGTCGTGAGCCGGTCAGCCGGGAGCGGCTGCGAGGAGGTCATGGGGTTGAGCCATCGCACTTTTAGACGCACCTTGCCGTCCTCTCCCTCCTCGGCCTCGATAGTGATCCGGCAGAGCTTGCCGACCCATGGCGCTTTTCCAGCGTTGAGCGATGGGATGTCCCACTCCCGGCCAAATGCCTCGTCGAGCGTCTTCGCCGTGCGCTCTGCGGCCTTCTCTGAGAGCCAGCCCTGCCAGACGATCTCCCGTCCGTGCTGGTCGCTGGCCGGATCGTCGATAAGGAGCGGGATGCGGATGAAATCCGAGCCTTTGGTTGTCGTGCCAAGCCATCCGTTGCCGGGAGCTTTTACCTTCGCCGTGTATTTGCCTTCGGCAGTCACATAGCGGTTCTGTTGTTTGTCTGCGAGTTCGTGTGTTGTCATTTTTCTGTGTTGATGATGTTTGTAAACTCCGAGAGCCGCCGGAGGATCGGCTCGCCCCTGTCGGACGAGAGCATTTTGCGTAGGTCGCCCTTGGCGGCATTCGCCGTCCAAATGATGGGCAGTTCGTGGGAGGATCGGTGTTCCAGCAGGTCGAAGAGTTCCAACTCGCTGCGCTCGGTCATCTTCTGCTTGCCGAGGTCATCGAGCAGGAGAACCTTCGTCCGGCGGCAGCGGGTCAGCGTGTCCTCGGCCAGAGCTTTAGCCTGGTTGTTGTCGTGCCACTGGTCGGCGCAGGCTTTCGCAAATCCCGTGGCCGTGATGCCAAAGACGCGAATTCCGCTGAAATGCAGTCGCTTGAGCAGTATCCACGCCGCTCGCGTCTTTCCGCAGCCCGCAGGCCCGACGAGACCGAGGCCGACCGGATTATAGTGCCATGCCTCGCATTCACGCAGGAAAGCCGCTGGAATGCGTTCGGGGTTGCTTTGGCGGTAGAGTGGTGGACAGATGGCATTGAACGCCTCCTGCCGCCTCTCCTGCTCCTCCATGGCCTGCTCCTGTTGGAGCTTCTCGATGCGTTTGAGATCGCAGTCGTCGCACAGGATTCGGACATTCGGGAAGTAGCGGATGAAATCCTCGCTCGGTGAGGAAACCGAGTTGAAGCACGACTCGCTCGCGCAGGCTTGGACCGTGGCTACCATTGCTCGACCTCCTCGACTTTGGCTGGCGCAGGCTTTTTGTTTTTCGGCGGGAAAATGCCTTGCCACCCGTTGGCGATGGATTGGTTGATCGCTTCGATGGCTTCGTCGTGACCCATCTCCGAAAGGTTTCGGAGTTGCGCCGTGACCGATGCCGGGGCGAGGGCTTTGAGTCGGGATGACTTCCGGTAAGCAAGGTAGCTTTCCCATGCCGCTCCAAAATCCGCCGACTTGAGGTTCGCCGGAAACTCCACCCTTACTTCTTCTTTAGAAGAAGTATTAGTAGATGTAGACTGAAGAAGAAGAGTTGCCTTTTGGTTGGAACCATTTGGCAAGCACCCTTCCAAGGGTGGTTGAAGGGTGGTTAAAGCACCCTTAAGATTTTGCCTCTTTTCAGCCGATTTCCTGCCACCTTCGCGGCTTTTTTCAGCCCAAGCATCCTGCTTGTCCCTTTCACGCTCCAGCCGGTCATGCACCAGTGAAGCAGACTCGCAGGGGTGCGGTTGGAACATGGTTGCAAGGGTGGTTGCAAGGGTGGTTGAAGCACCCTTGCCGATGAGGCGGGCGATCTTGTCGGGATCGGATGGGATGGAACCATGCTGCCAGCAAGACGCCAGCAAGCGCAGATACGCCCCCTCCTCCTCCAGTGTCATCAGGGAAACTCGCTGCGACCCCAGCCAGTCGCCGGGGTAGAATTGAAACGCAGGGCGCTTAGTCATTTGAGTTCCTCCCAAAATTTTCCATCCCCCATTTTGTCCCAACTTTTTCTCGCTTGAATGCAGTCTTTTATGAAAGCATCAACTATGTCAGCCTTATCCCATGCGGGGTGTATATACCATTCCGTTTCACTCAAGTCAGCTGTTCCATACCCAACAAAATCACGGAATTTTGCGTGTAGCTTTTTAATTTTTTTCCACTCAAGACAAATATCTTTTGCAATTTGATTGATAATTTTTTTGTCTTTTTGAGATAAATAATAATTATCGTTTTTCTTTTTCATGCCGCCCCCCTGTAGACGGCCAGCACCCGAGCATGAGCCTGCGCCCGCTTCGCCTTGCGGTAGCAGAGGTGACTGATCACCCCTGCCCGCACTGCTGCCGAGAATCTTGCGCCCATCGCATTTGGGTGCGGCGGCTCCGGAACCCACGGGCGGACATCCTCCGCAGTGAATTCCGCGCCATTCCGGGCGAGCCACCCGATCACTTGGTCACAGGTCGCCTTCCAATCCTCCGGGGTATTGGCATCCACCGCGAGAATGCCCCGGTCGCGTAGTTCCTCGCCGGTCATTTTGCGGCCCTCCAATTTATATTTGAAAGGTCAATTAGTTTATAAAATGCTGATTTGAAATTTATAATTGCATTTAAGTAAGCCTCGTTTTCTTTAACAATCCGATCATATTCATTATATTGTTCTAACCGATATGTTGTTAGTATATTTTTTAGCTCAATATATGATTTTTTACCGCATCCCCGCTGGTTTTTGATTTTTTTTAATGCCTCTTCATCAATCTGATTAAGCGTTTCATAACCTCCAACTTTCCGCAGGATGTTGTCCAACCGGACAGACATTTCGATTTCAACCAAAGGTATATCTCTCATTTCGCAGCCCTCCAGACTCTGGTTGCCGCCCGATCTGGCGAATATCCCACGGCCATGAGGCCAGCGATGACCTTCTCGTCATCCGGCACTTCAGCCTGCCATTTTAGAAATTTGTCGAAGATTTGGAACCCTCGCTTCTCGTAAGTTTCGCGAGTGTAGATGGACGCAAATTCCCACCATACACACCTCGCCACAGCAGGGCGGTCTTCTTCAGCCACTCCCGCGAGCGCCGAGGACCACTCCTCACCGCTGCGGTCAAATAGCTCATTCTCCTCCGGCCAAATGCTGCGCCTCATTTGGATGCCCTCGCTTTCTTCGGCTTGTCCTCGACGAGCTTCACGATGTCGGCCTTGCGTTGGGCATACTGCTCCTGCACCGGCATCCGCATCTTCTCATGCCATTCGCGGAACGATTTCCCGCCCATGTCGCCGCCCATTGCGGTGACAAGGTCATCGAGGCTGCTCTTCCCGGCTACTGCCGCTGAGACGATGGCAATCCGGTCAAAGAACTCGCTGCCGGTCTGGTGCTGGAGCTTCCAACCCGGAACATCCCCGCTGGCGGCGAGGATTTCCTTCGCCGCATCCTTGATAGGCTTGAGGAGTTCCTTCTCAAAAATCGACGCCGCTTTGAGGAATTTCCCCAGCCGATCCGGATCAGCGAGGATTCCCTGCCGGACATCGGCCAGCGAGACCGACGACTCCACGGTCGCCAGCGTCTGCACGACCGGCTCGACCACCTGCGGGCATGTGTCCTTCTTCACGCACCATGAGCAATACTCATTCGCGCAGGGCTTTCGGTTCGGATCGGTCGCCGACTGCACGATCCCCTTCACCCACGCATCCGCCTCCTCGTAGGTGTAGCTGTAGTGGACGACCTCCTTCTGGTCGCAGAAAAGCAACACGCACTCCCACTCGGTCGTGAATGTCCGCGCCATGTTGCCGAGCGCATAAGCCGCCTGCTGCTTGTGATACGAGCGAGGCTGGCCCGACTTCAAATCCATGGAAAGGGAGAGCGCCTCCACTCGCGAATCCTCCGTTCCGACATGGGAGAGGTGAGGTGTTGTCACCTTGAGGAGTGCCTCGTCAGTGATGATGCCCTTCCCCTGCGATAATTGCATTGCCTCGTTCACCGCCCACATCACCGAGTCCTTCTCGTCATCCGAAAGCGCCAAGAACGGCTGCCGCTCGCCCATAAGAAGACCACGGAAGGCCAAGTCCATCCGAGTTCCCCGCTCTGCCGCAGGCCCGGATATTGGGTTGGATTCAAAACAAGGACAGAGGTCGAGCTTGTCGAGAGCGGAGTGGCGTATCGTCGCGCTCATTATGCGACCTCCTTCAGCACGGCTTCCAAGAATCGTGGCGTGTTCGCCAGCACTCGGTTGCGATAGCCCTCATCCGAGATGTCTCGGAAGGTCTGCCCCTCGGCGATCTGCCCCTTGGCTATTAGGAAAGCGTTGACCTGCTTCTCATGCTCGAAAATGCGCTTTTCCAAAGTGATCGCCCACTCCGGCTCCTCGGTATCAATTGATACCACCTCGGCCTCGATGGCCTTCGTCTCAGTCGCAGGAACTGCAACAGGCTCGACCACTGGTTCGGCCTTCACTTCCACGACCGGCTCCACCTTGACCGCCCGCGCAGGGCGAGGCGCGTCGAATTCGCCGACCTCTTCGGGTGTATACATCCCATTGAGAACCGCAGGGAATGTCGCCCGGACGCCCTCCGAAATCACCCGCGCCCGCAGCATCTGCCGGGGGTAGGATTTCCAGTTGTCCTTGCCGCCCAGCCCAGCCGCCTTGGCGCGGGCCATGTCCCAATCGATCCGGAGCGATCCGCCCGCCGGATGCGTGAAGGTCGCCGAGACCTTCTCGTTCGTGTGGTCGTGCCACTCGACACGCCCGCCGCTCTGCTGGAATCTTGCCAGCATCGAGTCGGCCTTCAGCGAGGCGCGGCCTTGGATGATATGGTAGTCCGCAGCCACCGATCCGGGGTGACGCCCTTCGGCGGTCGCCACGATCATCAAGGCGAGTGCCTGGTCTGGTGTCTTCATGCCGAAGAGACCGCTTTTCACGATGGCCGAGGCCATCACCTGCATGTCGCCGAGGGCGACTTGTGTGTTGACTTGTGTAGTCAGTTGTGTAGTGTTCATTTGTTATTACTGCTTTTCTGTGGTTTTGACTTGGCCCCGTTGGATTGCCGTCCTTCGGGGCCGCTTTCTTGTGGTGAGGATGTTCAGTCCTCAAATTCTTCCCAGCGGCGTCTGCGCTCATCATGCCGACGAAACCGCTCAAGGATGTCCGACTGCCCCAGCCGGTAGCTCGCATAGCAGGAGCCGAGCGTGAGGAGGGCGAGGAGGATGGCGAATTCCGCGCTCACTTCGTGACCCCCCATGTAAGGAGAGCCAAGAGCGCCACCGGCCCCAGCGCCTTGATCGCCTCCCAGATCGACTGGAGTAGCCAGAGCGTTTCTTGGTGGTTCATTTCGCGGACCTCCTGCGGTTGGTGGTTTTGATTTTGCGGCCCTCATACCAGTTGAGCAGAACTGCCCTGCTGACCTTGTGGCCGACTCGGTTGCCGAATGGTTTCGACGCCTCAATGGTTCCGGCATCAATAAGCCGGTAGACCGTCTTTTTGCTCACGCCCAAAAGGGTCGCAGCCTCGGTGGTTGTGATCTCGTCGCTCATTTTTTCTTGGCCTCCATCATTTGACGAACAGCGCGGGAAATGAGTCGCGATACTGGCATCCCATCCTCTCGACGGGACTGAGCCTTGAGATAGGCCAGAACATCCTTTGGGATGCTGATGCTTGTTTTGCGATATGCGTTTTGCATGGAGCAATTGGTAGTAAGAAGTAGCAAGAGGTGGCAATAAAATTTTGAAAGTTTTTTCAATAAGGTGATCACCTACCCTCTATTTTTATCTTGACATCCGCATGGGCATTGAGTTTGCGGGCGAAAAAATATTTTTGCCTTGGTAGTAAAAAATGCTACTTTGGAGTATATGAGCGCCAACAAAATCAAAGTCAGCGTGTCGATTTCACCCGATATGCATGAGTGGCTGAAGGCCGAATCCAAACGCGAAACGCAGGAGTCCGGCGAGGATGTGAGCGTCTCTCGCTTGGTTGTCCGCGCAGTGAAAGCCATGCAGGGAAAAGCCAAGCCGGATGCTGGTGCTGTGATCCAACCAGCGTCCGAAACTTCCGGTTCTGGGCGCTTAATAGCTACGAAGAAGCCCTACCGGAAAACTGGATAGCTCAACTCCACGACCTTACTACTGACGACGAATGCGAGAATGAAAATGCATGGGGGGGGCTGTAAGTTGCTTGTTTTTATTTCTTTGTGTTTATTTTAGTCTTCTTCGCCCGATTCTCCAGCACTCGCGCAATCACCTTCTCGCGATTTCGCTGATACCAGTCCGCCTTCCGCATAGCCTCGGCCTCTTTGAATTTGTCATCGGTCGCATACTTTTTCGTGTATTGGCGAGCCATGAATTTCTTCTGCGTTTTTTTGTTCGCGTAAGGCATAGATTAAATCTCCCACCACGCCTCGGAATCCGCTCTGGCAGCGGGAACAGCGTAGACTCGTTGCACCATCGCGGAGTTAGAATGCCCCATCTGGAATGCCGTCAAATTCGCGCTCTTGCACCGCGCCAAGTGGTAGGTCGCAAACGAATGCCGGAGCGAATTCTCCGGAAACCCATCCCAGCCGAGCTTCGCCGCCAACCGCTTTCGCTCCTCGTAATGCGCCCGCGCACTCCCCGGCACGATCCGGCCTTTCTTGCCGGTGAAGAATTTTTTCCTCTTCGTCAGCGGCTCCGTGAAATCCACGATCCGGTCCATCATGCCGTGATGTTGCTTCGACACTTCCGGCCTCACCCAAATCTGCCCAGCCTTCACATCGATGTCCTCCCAGTTCATCCGCTGAATCTCGATGCTCCGCAGGCCCGCAAATCCGCCCAGCAGGATCGACGCCCTCATCTCATCGCTCATGTCCGCATCGAGGAGCGCCTTCATCTGACCGGCGTTGAGTATGCCCTTCCGAGACCTCGCCCTCGGACAATCCACCGCCCGGAACGGCGACCGATCCAGCAGGTCCATCTTGACGCACCAGTTGAAGAAAAGCCGCACATAGCGGTAGACCGTCGCCCGCTGCGTGTCAGAACCCTTGATCTTTCCGAACCACTCCACCATCATCATCGGGGTCACTGCCTTCAGCGGGCAGCGCAAATCCCTCGCCAACCACCCGCACACCTTCTCAATTTTTTCACGGTGCGATTTGGATGTGTTTTCGTAGAGTGGAATGAAGATTTTTGCAGCACCGGCCAGAGATGGACCGTCTTCCTCCACCAACCCATCAAGACCGCCCTTCTGGAGCTTCTTCAAAATCCGTGGCGCATCGGACCACGCCTGCCCCTCGGTCTGGTAAAAATACCGCAGCCGCCTCCCCGCCACCTTGGCAGGGATATCGAGTTTCCAAGGCGAGGTCCGGCGTGTAGAATCAAATGTTACCTTGTAGGCCATAACTGGACATTAGCTTGTGCCAGTTGTGCCAAGATCGCAACCGATATTTGTCCTTTTAAGGAAAAACAAGTCTCACAAAGTCCAGACACAGAAAACCCGCAGAACCTGTATTGATCGGCTTCTGCGGGCTTACTAAGAAGAGTTTACCGGCGGTCGGGATCGAACCGACACTCCCGAAGGAACGAGATTTTGAGTCGCTTTCGGTGCGTTGATTTACAGATACTTAAACCTGCTTGTGCCAGCTTGTGCCAGATTACACCGAAGCTGGGCGGATTCGGATAAAATTTCTGGCGATGGTTTTTTGCCGTGCCTTGCGCCAGACTCCGTCTCCGGATTCTGAGTCTCGCTCCCCTCGCCCGTTGGTGTTTCCCTCGATGGTGATGATCTGGTGGCCGGAATCAGACTCGACGATTCCGACATGAGAGAAGTCGAAGACGACGATGTCGCCGGGTCGGGCGAGTTCTCGGTCGTGGAGGATGATGGTGGTCTTCGGGCGGGCTTTGGCCCAGTTGAGGAATCCGTATGCGAGTGCGGTTTTGGGTCTCCAGTCTTCCGGGGAGGATTGGAGGTTGAGCCAGTCGCGGACGCCGGGGTGGTCGAGCCACTCGGCAATGCACCAGTCCACGAAGGCCGCGCACCATGGCCATGAGGCGGGCTTGAGGTCGGTGGCCTTTTGGTAGTCGCGAATTTTTGCTCCGTTGTTGTTCCCGCCTTCCTCGCGGACTCCACTTTGTGAGGCGGCGATTTCGGCGAGGAGCTTGGTCATTTGTCTTTGAGGGCTTTTGCCTCGCCGAATTTCGACCAGGCGTGATTGAGATTCTGATCTCCGGGGAGTTCGGGGTTGGTGAGAGGAATGTATTTGACGCTGACGCTGACTTGCAGGTTGCCGAGTTCACCTCGCCGGTCACCGAATGGCGGAACCGGAACGCTGACGCAGGAGGTGAGGAATGCCAGCGCCAGACAGGCAAAGGCGAAGATGATCATCCCTGCGGCGATCCGGCGTGACTTCATCCTTTGCGGAAGATGTTGATCGCACCTACGAGGCCGAGGCCCGCTGCCACGATGGCCTCTTGGTGCTGCGGAGAAAGCGACACGCCGAGGGCGGTGCAGACGAGCAAAATGCCGCGCCATGTGGAGTTCTCGTTGAGCCTGTCGAGGAGGTAAAGGAGTGGTTTCATGGTGGATAAATGGTATCAGTCAAAACACTATAGTCAAATCAGTCTTCGCTCACTGCGTCCACCGCAGAGTCGCCGATGTTGAATAGGTCTTTTGCAAGGTGGGTGATCGAGGCTGCGGCGGCGATGTTTGGGTGAGCCAGACCCATGGCCGACACGATCATGTCGATGTCGCGCATGACATCGCGCATCTCAAAATCGCCGGACAGGTATTCGGGGATGCGTTTGACCGGGTTGATTGCGCGATCTACATCGAACATTGATCCGCTCGGTTGATACTCTCCGAATGCTTTGTAGATCGCATTTTGTGCTGTCGATCCAAGGACTGGGAATCCGTAGAGAGGTTCGGTCGCAACCGCGAGGGCGATGCGTTTTGGAGACCAGTATTTGTCGTCGAATAGTTCCTCATCCTCGTCATCGAGCATGTCCCGCCAGATAGATCGAAGAATTGACGAAGCAATGGAATTGAGCGCCACCACATAGGCGAGCGTCCGAATCTTGGTTGCGGTGTCCCGCTCTGCAAACGAATAGGCTACGAGTGCGAGGTTTTTCCTCGCCTCGGATGCGAATGCCCATCCAGCGCGGGCAAGAGGATTAGTTGAGGTGTTCTCAAAAAGACTTCTCGCTCCTGCGCGTGTCGGTTGCGCGATCCGGTCGGTGACTCGCTCGGCGATGTTTCGCGCATAGGATTCCGCCTCCGCGCCTGCCAAACCAAGTTCTTGTGCTTTGGTGAGATGGTAGTCGTAAGTGATCGCGTAGGTTCCTGCGGTGAACAATCCATCTGCACCGGAGAGTAGGTTTCCGAGGCGCTTGCCTGCTTGCTGGATAGCTGTCGGCTTCGCGCCCTTGAGTCCCTGCATTGCCATTTGCACGACCGGCGGCATCTGTGCGATTCGGCGTTGGATGTAGGTCGAGTTGAGCGCGGCATCCCACCCAAGTTGCCCGGTGAGCAGTTTACCCATGCGTTTGAGATATGCTTTGAGCGGCATCTCTGCGAGTGCGGCTCCGAGTTGCGTTGACTGCACAAGAACCGTGGACACACGACCGATGAGCGCAACCTGCGAGGCGCGGCCCAGCACATTGCTGATGCCTTGGTTGAGCGCCAGATGCGCCCCGGCATCGCGAGTGCCGCCCTGCGCGAAGTAGTCGAGCCATGCGTTGAGAATCTTCCGCGCCTCGGCCCCGCCTTTTTCCTCGACCGAGTTTTGCACATCACGATTCCGCAAGACTCCATTGGCTTCGGCGATGTAAGGCGCGAAGGCTTTCCAATGCTCCATCTGGAGTGTGTGCGAAATGTAGGTTTGCAAGACATCTTGAAACCTTGGTTCGGCAATGGCGGTTCCGCGAGTGCGTAGCGCCCCCGGCGATGTGCTTGCGCCGGACATGGCTGACCCGCTGACCGGATCAAGAACCTGTCCGGTTGGTGCGGCCACAGGCTGCACGGTCACAGGCGAGTAGTTGCGAATCTGCGGTAGGTTGACTCCGTTTAGTTCGGAGTAGACGGCATTGATGTTGCTGTATTCTGTAGCGTATTGTTGGAGCAACCAATCCCGCAGGGCAATCGCTTCCGGTGAAAGGTTCGCCATGATCTCGTCCACAAAATCTTGGTCATAGTGCCAAGCTCCAGACGGCCTGCCAGTCTCATCGAGTTCGCCAGTCATGTGCCTACGACCATCTTCCTGTTCCCACATCATCACAGCAGATAGTGCTTCCAGTTCTGACAGCTTGATGCCCTGCACATCCATGCTGGGTTGCGCGAGGTTGTAGCGGAGTTGCTCGCCTGCGAGCAGATTTCCTTCGGACAGGTTGGTGAAGAATCCTTCCAGAGCCTGCATTTTTGTTTGCGATCCATCTTCCTTCGCGTTTTCCGCAGCCCTCTGCCGGTCAATTAGAGTGTTTGCTGTATTGCTATTTTCTCCAAAAAGGATACCTGCCACTTGGTCAAAGTTGAGCAGATTGAGGATGTAGTCTTTCCAGCTTCCCTTCAGTCCGGAGTCCGCAATCGCTTTGGATTTTCTGCCTGCGAGTTGACCGGCCTTACCGGTGGCTTGGATTGCTTCCAATCGTGCGACTTCGCGTTGCTCGCGTTGTTGGATTGTTTTCTGGGTGTGGGCAGCATAAGCGCCAGACCATATCCTGGTTGCCTCGACAAATGCTGACCGACGGCGATCCGCATCGGCATTGCGCCAATCGCCAACCAATGCGACGAGTGCCGCCTCGACTTGCGCCCGCGCCTCTTCTTCGGCGGTGAGTTCCCCGCTGGCGATCTTGGCATCCAAGCCTGCAATGTGTGCTGCGACCGAGACGGCATCCATTTCCACGGCATCCCGAACAACTGCAAACAGGTCTTGGATGTCGACTCCGATGCCCTTTGGCTTTTCTCCGGGCGCGGCCTTCTTCGGCTTTGTGCGGTCGAGGAGTTTTCGGAATGCCTCGTCGTATTCCTTGCGGAGGGATTTCTCGACCTCGCGGTCAATCATGCCAATGCGTTGCTTGAAAAAATCGGCGAGGGCTTTGTCGGCGCGGGCCGTGGCGAGGTTTTCTTTGGTTGTGTATCCGGGCGGGAGTTCGGTCTGTTTACCCGCCTGCCCGATGCTCATGCCTTGACGCATCCATGCCGAGATGATCGCGCCGTTCATGCCGCTGACTTCGCTGACCTTTTCGCCATCCTTGAAGACATCCATCGGCGCAATGTTTGCCAGCTTGGTGTATCCACCCACTCGACCACGGATATCCGGCGGGAAGACTGAGAGGATTGCGTCAAGTTCGCCGAGACCTTGCAAAAGTTGGGTGCGGCGAAACTTGGCCGTTCCTTTGTTGAGAGAATCCAGCGTTTCGCGATTGCGATCCATGAGGCCGATGAATTTCGACCGCGCCCGCTCGTAAAGGGCGAGTCGGCCTTCCGGGCCTCGGTTCATTCCGCCGAGGGCGCGGTTCACCCGGTCGATCTCCGACTGGCTGGCGATGGAGTAGTTGGTGTCTCCATCTTCTGCTTCCAAATCTGCGGGGTCGATATCCTCCTGCGCTTGCGCTCCGGATCGGGCCACCATGACGGCATCCAAATAGTCAGCGGGCTTTGCTGCGGCGTTGGCCACGCCGGTGCGGGCAAAAAGGTTTTTCTCGCGATACCAGATGATGGCCTGCATGTCGGCCTCAGTGAGCTTCATGCCAAGTTTTGCAAGTTTGGCTTTTGCCTCCAAAACCACCTTGGCGAAATACTGCCGGTGCGTCTTGTTCTGAGTAGCGCCTTTCATTCCGCCGATGCTGAAGATTCCGCGAGCGGCTTTCTCTATTTTGTATCCATCGGGGAATTTGAAATAGCCTTTTTCGGTGTATTCATTATCGCCTCGCGCCCAGCGTTGGAAAAGCGTGAGAGCCGCCTGCACCGTGGCTTCGTCGTCTTTGATCGCCTCTGTGAAGTCGATCCCATAGGTGCGGACTCCATCCTTTTTCAATTCCTCTCGGAATTTCGTGATGGCATTCTGCATCTTGTCGGAATCCAGCGGGACAACCGTTTCACCCAAGAACCGATGCATCGTGCGGGTATACCACAGGTCCATCGTGATGGTATCGAACTGCCCGCGCAGGTTATTGAAGAAACTGCCAATTTTGGGACCAAGGACACGATTGCCGCGCACCGTGTCTTTGAGGGTCACGCCGGTTGGTGTTTTCCCGAACTGGTCGCGCAGCGCCTGCCCGGTGACCTCTTGGTCCATGAATTCAGCGTAGCCATCTAATCCATGCTCATCGATGAGACCTTGGATTTGGGCGAGGTTGGAGTTGATTGGGTCCGAAGATTTCGCAAATTTAAAATCGGTCGGGATTCTGCCGGTTCGCTTGTATTCGTTGTAGACCTTGTTGGCCTGCTTAAAATTTTCGACAACCGTGTAGCCCTGCGATGTCGTGGCAAGGATGCCGATGTAAACTGCAAGGGCGTTGGAATCCGTTGCAAACTCTGGGTGCAATTTGGAGAGTTCGCGGATTGTTTCCTGCACCCGCTCGTCATACCACCCCATCCCGGAGCCATCACCGGCCAGCCCGTCGATGATATCGTAGACGAACGCATCCGATGCGATATCGATGCCCTCTTGCCCGCCGATCTCAAATGATGGCTTGCCGAAGACCTTATTGAACCGGGCGTCGAGGTATAGCCAAAGCTGGCGGATATTATCGAACTGCTTGCCCTTGAGTTCGGTCTCGATAGCCAGCGCCGAAGTGGAGGGGCGCTTGAGCTTCTTCTGGATTTTCTTGGCTTGCTCCGAAATTTTCAGAGCAGCGGCATAGCGATCTACACGCCGTTCCGCCCGACCAACAACATCGAGGAGGGCTTCGCGTTGCCCTTGTTGGAGTAAATCCGCTCGGCTCCGAGCGCCTTGCAGATATCCTCGATAGTCGCTCTCGGATGGGAAGGCGGCAACGCCCGATCTCGCTTGAGTGCCTCCGCGAGAGCTAATGCTGCCTTGCTTGGTATGGTGGTCGATGAAGTCATAAACCTTGGGAATACTCTCCGGTGAAACTCCTGCCAGAACAAGTGAAAACTTGCGACTCTTCGTGTCATAGGTGAATCCATTCAGCCCCGCCGCATTCAAATCCTTGGCGACCGCCAAGGCCGAGTCGGCTCCTTTGGCTTGGAATTCCAGCACGGTATCTTTCCCGGCATCGTCATCCTTCCAGAGCATCACGGCATTTTGCAGTTCCGGGGCCGAGGCTCCGACGATTGCCGCCATCTCCTGCGCCATCTCAAGGTCATCCGTATCGAAAAGGATAGCCTCTGGAACCTCCAGACTGATCTGCCCGCTTTCAACCCATCCACCGATGACCGGCTGGCGGGATTCAATTTTTACTCCATACGCATTGGCGACATCATCGATGACTTGCTGGAGGTGGATGAATTTTGCAGACGAAGCCCGCTTCTGCATTTCCTTTTTGTTGAGTTCGGAAAGTGAATCTCGGCGCAGCGGGGCGACCGTCATGCCGATGCTGTAGTTGGTCGCGCCGGGGGCTGGTCCAGCAAAAGCCTGCGATGCGGGGATGCGATTGCCGTTCTCCTCGGTGATGCGAATGAGGTTCTCGTCGAAGATTACATAATTGGATGAGCCTTGGCCTTCGGCTCGACTATCGCCGTCGAGGTAGCGGATGCCGGGGATGCCTGCGGCGAGGATGGCTTCGGAGGCCGCTTTAGGACTTCCTTTTGTTGAGGCTAAAAGCCGATACAAAGATTCTCCCGTGTCTGTTGTAGCTATTCCGCCAGCAGAATGTTTTTTGACCCAATCAATAAATTCTTCAGCAACTTCTGGGGCGGCTTCTTTAATTTCGTCCCATACTTGGAAACCAAATTCCTCACCATATCCTCCAGATTCTACTGCTTCATTGATTACTCTGTTCAGTCTATTTTCCGAATACCCAGACGGGCCATTTTCAGATAGATCGTCAACTAACCTCCCTGTCCAATACTCAACCGCATCTCGGCTAACTCCAAATGCAGACGCTAATCCATTGCGAATTTTCTCACTTTGCTCGCTCAACGGTTTGTCCCAGTCGAGCAAGTCTTCCAGTTCGACATCAAGTTCGACGGTGTAGAGGTTTCCTTTGTTTACATCGAGCGACTTGCGTCCTTCTTTTACTCTCTTATCAATAAGATCGGCTATTTGCTTATTGCCTTCTTTTCTAAATTCAGATGATGCCAAAGACAGGTCTCCCCCATTACCAACTAATTTTTCTGCTAATTTTGAAGACGCAGAATGACCTCCCAATCCTATCAAAGATAGATGTTTATTGATTTTTGCAACCGGATCGGGGGTTAGATCATCCCTGTATTTTTTTGCGACTCCAAACTTTTCTGCAAAATATAATCCCCAGCCATAAACCTGCGCTCCTTCGCCTGTGCCGATCTTCGCGGTGCTGAACTTGTCCACCTTGTGCGGTGTGCCGTGGAATGCGCCGATGCTGTAGTTCGCGGGGCCGGTGATCGTGGCGTTGCTGGCGCGGATCGCCGGAGTATCAGTCGAAACGGCGTTGGTTCGGGAGCCGATGGAGAAGTCCATGAGCATCTGCCCGCCATCGGTGATGATGTCTTTGCTGACCCTGTTGCTTGCGGTGTCCACACGCGCCTGCTGGTTGAGGCCGACCGAGTCGGCGAGGAAGGATTCAAAGTTGGAGTCGATCTTGCCGGTAGCGAATGCGTCCTTGAGCTTGATGGCGCGGGCCATGGTCTCTTTGAAGACTTGGAGCATGCGCTTGATGTAGTCCACGAAGGAGGCCGGGAGGGATGTCTCCTCGATGCGGCCTGCGGCGTAGTCCATGCCGACCTTGGCGATGTTCTCGATGATGTCGGTTTCGGTCTCGGTGGCGTAGGTTTCGCCAGTTGCCTCGCTGGTTTGGTTGAGCCACCCGCGCAGGGAATCCAGATCGGTGCGGCCCTCGGCGAGCGCCTTGCGGACGAAGACATGGTTGATCTCCTCAAAGGCATCCTCCGGGCGGGAATTCTCGCGGAGCTTGATGACGCCACGGAAGACGCCTTCGGCGGTTGTCTCGACATTGGCCTCGCCGAGGATGTTGTAGGTGGTGAGGTCGGACCCTTCGGGGATGCCTGCGAACCGGATGCGCTCGTTGAGATTGGCGATGCCTTTGGAATCACCGGCCTCTGTCAGCCGGTCGAGTTCTTGCTGGACGGTGCGGGGCGCTTCGATGGTGGCAACATTGGCGGGGTCTTGGGCGCGAAAGTAGTCCACCATGTCGGAGACAGCATTGCGCTCGTTGATGAGTTGCGCCTCGTTGTGCTGACGCACGGCCTCCAGCGCGGCCTGCTCGCTCTTGGTGCGGAGGAGTTCCTTGCCATCGGGTGAGGTGACGACGATGTCCTCGGACCCATCTGGCGCGGTGACTCGTTGCATGCGGGCGTCGAGTTCTCCGGGAGTGCGGGCTTTTTCGATGGTGTTGAGGACTTCCTGCTCACCGGCCTTGATGTTCTCCGGCGTGCGCTTTTCCCATTCCATCTGGATGCGGGCGTCGTATTCCTCTGGGTTCTCGGCTCGCTGGATGAAGGTGACTTGATCCTTCCCAAATCCGGCCATGCGGAGCTTGGTGGCGTTGAGTTCGGCGGATGGGTTCTTGATGTCTTGATATGTGGCGACTCCACCGCCGATGAGGGCGAGCGGGAGGGTGGCAAAGAAGGTCTCAGCCCGCTGGCCAGACCAGTCGTCCATGAGCTTGGTGAAATCTTTGTCGGGCATGTCCTCGCGGAGGGAGGCGACGGCGGTCTCCAGCACAGGGGCGATGAGGTCTTGAGCGCCTTCCTGCAAGTTTTGCTCCACGACATTGGCCCCGATCTTGACGGTGCGGCGGACGCCATCGCTGGCGATGCGGTCGAGGTAGCGGCCAAACATGGGGAGTCGCCCGGAGATGCTGCTCAACTGGACCCGGTCGATGGCGGCATTGGCCGCGCCTTCCACCAGGGCGAGACCTTGGGCGAACTGCGGATCGATGTCCGGGTTCTCCAGCATGATGCGGTCGTATTCCGTGGATTGGTAGGCGAGGACGCCGAGGAAGGGATTGACGGCAGTCGCGCCCATGAGCGGGATGCTGCCAGACAAACCGTAGGCTCCGCGCTCGGCGGTTCCCCAGAAGGAGTTCTCCTCCAGCACGGGTCGGATGGGATCGACGCCGGTCTTGGCGACATTGCGGAGTTCGCGCACGACCTTGAATGATTCGCGCACATTCTGGCCACTCTGGATGAGTGTCTCGGCCTCCGGCACGGTGGCCTGCCGCCACGCATCGGACTCGGCTCCGGCGGGGGCGTTTCCGACCACGGCTTTGGTGAGGTCTCCATCAGCGGGAACCCAGATTTGCGTTCCGTTGCGGATGGACTCCAGCCAGTTGTTGACGCCTGCCTCTTGCATCTGAAGCGTTCCCTGCGGGACGAAATCGAACCCACGGGTGAAGGCTTGCCCCATGTTGATGGCAAACTGCTCGATCCCGGCGCGGTCGATCTGACCGGCCTGCGCGGCGAGGGTCACATATTTGTAGATTTTCTGGCGGTCTTCGGGTGGAGCGCCGACGAAATCATTGGCGAGGCTTTGCATGTCCTCGTCGGTGGCGTTGCCTTGGGTGAACGAGGTGAGCGTAGAAAGCGCCTTGGATGCCTGCGGGCGAACGGTGTCGAGGTCGTTGATCGTGTCGTAGTAGAGCTTGTAGCCCTGCGAGAGGAAGGCGGCGTCATTCTTGCCGTCCACCAGTTCCGGGTATTTTTGCTGCCACTGGTTGAAGACCTCGGTCATGCCGTCCACGAAGGGACGATTCTGTCCGAGTTGGGAGTCGGTGATCGCTTTGCCGACTGCCTGCATCTGGAGTTCGTTGATGGCCTCTGTGCGTTGTTTCTGCCAATCGTAGTCGCCACGGATAAAATCGAAGAGTTGGCCGTCGTTAAGGTTTTTCTGACCGAACGCCTGCATAGCAAAGGCATCGCGCTCCGGTTCAAAATTTGCGGTATCGATGGGCCGGTTAAGTTGGTGTTCCAAATAGGCATGGATGCTGGCCCTTTTCGCGGTTGCCTCCGGATCAAGCGATTCAGAGAGCGCAGGATCGTTGTCGTTGATTTGCTGGTAGTAGCTGTCGTCTGTAAAAAGTTTTGAGAAGTGGGTCTCTAATTCCTCCCGCTCCTTTTTTTGCTTTTGCTCTCCCCAAGCAAGGAGGGCATCGGCCATCTGCTGGCGATCCTCTTCTGAGGCGTTGTCGATTTCGTTGTAAAAGCGTGTAGCTGTATCGTCGTCGATGAGTGCAATCATGTGGAAAAAACTCTGGAGTGGGCTTGACGCCAGCCGGATTCATCCAACGGGAATCGACGACCTGTTTCGTGGCGAGACATTGCCTTGGCCAACGGGATGGCAATATCTGGGTCGGCCAACAAGGCGGGGGTCAAGACGGTGTCCGGGGAAATCCCGGCTTCGCGCTGGATCGTTGCGAGGTAGGAATCAACCGAGTTCCCGCCACTCCAAGTGCGGATTGCTTCGCGGATGGGCTTGCCGAGGTATTGCGGGCGGTTGAGCTGGGCGAACTGAGCTGCGGCTCCGTCCGTAGGTGTGCGGAATGAGGCGATCTTGTGGCCTCCTCCAATGGTGGATGATCCAGTGGCTCCGTATTTGGTGGCGAGACCGCTTGGGTAGATGGCCCCGGGGTTGTTGTGCCGGATCGTGGCCGGATCGGAAACTTTTCCCAACGTGTTTCCGCTCTTGGCCTCCTTGGCTTTTTGGATGGTATCGGTGGATGGCGGTGGCGGTGGCTTTGGAGTTGGCGCCCCGTAGGCTCCAGCGCTGATGCTGTCTACATAGCTGCTGCGATTCGATGTCTGGTTTTTGCGATGGTTCTTCGACGACTCGTTGATCAGCGGTTGGATGCGGCTGTCACGATAGGCTTGAGCATCCGCCGGAGTCTTGTCCTTGTTAGCTGGGTTAGCAAACCACTCGCGCATATCTTCTTGGATAGAGTAGACACGCGACCAGTAAGCGTTGTTTTTGGCGACGTCTATGATCTTTTCTCCGTAAAGCCCGGAAGAAGTTTTTTCTGTTCCCGGATCGCCAAGGAGTCCAGATTTCCCAAGACTAAGGACATGGCCAATCATGTCACCTTGCCATTTTTCGGTTGGTGATTTGAGCGTCCCATCGGCGTTGAATTTTTTGACCGATTGGGCAAGCCGGTCATTGAGAAGCGGGCGAAGCTGTTTGGGTGTATTGGCGGCGATTTCGTTCTGCAAGGTCGCGTATTCGCTGAGGTCATTGTCAGTCGCCGGGTCGTAGGTTGCCAACCGCGCATTCACTTCGGAGATTTTTTTGGCATCATACGGCACATTGTCGCTGATCAACCGCTCCAACCGTTTCTTGGACTCTGTGCCGGTGACTTTGTAAGACGCCAGTGCTGATTCAAGTTTGTCTTTGTCGGTGATGAGGATTTCGTTCCCGTTGGCATCGCGGATCGGGGTGTTGGAATCGATGGCTTGGGCGAGAATGTTGTAGTTGTTCGCCTCGCTGATCCGTCCTTGCTGATCTACCTGCGCCATCAACCGGCGGACTTTACTCATCGGCATCTGTCCGTATTCGCCATCAATGCGGGCATCGTCCTTTGCCTCCCCGGCGGTCTTGACATATTCGGTGAGGTGCTGCTTCGCGACCGTCCAATCCGTCATCATATCAGCGGTGATCCGGTCAGTCTGCATGGACTCGGTGGCACGGATTTCGTTGTCGCGGATGTCGGCGGCGAATTTGTCGAATTCCTCTTGGGTGAAAACGCCTTTGTCCACTCCTCCTTTGAAGGCAGAGAGAGAGGCTTCAAAATTGCTTTCGGCGGCGAGTCGGAGGGCGTTGGCCTTGATGTCGGTCTTGGCAAGTTCCAGTTGCTTGATGCGGGATTCCGCATTCATCGACGCCTCAGATTTGAGCGTCCAGTTCTCGAAATACGGGTTAAATTTTGCAGCGGCGTTGTTGCTGAATTGGATTTCTGAAAGCGCCTTTTTAGTTTCCTCTTGGTTTCGCGCCAGAGATTCGCCCCACTTTTCCATTGGGAGAGTTGCTTGGTCGGCTTTCTGTTTTTGTGAGGCGACCGCGAGAAGCGTCTCCCCGCGCTGGATATCTGCGTAATCCTTTGCTTCTGCAAATTTTTGCCCCCACTGCAAAGCCACATTTCCAATACCTTGTATGGAGTCGCCAAATTTTGCAGCTGCTTTGGCCTCTTGAGAAAAGGCGTCGAGCGCCAGCGTCTGGTCGAGCATCGACTTTGCGCCACGGGTTGCGATGGAGGAATCCACCATGGCGGCTCCGGTGAGCTTCGCGGCTTGCGGTGCGAGGATGCCGGTCGAGGGGCCGAGGGCTTGCGGGCCTGCGTTTGGGATGTCAGCGAGTCGGATGGTTGGCATGACTTATTGGGCTTTGAAGGTAGTTCCCGATCCTGTTGGATTTTTTGATTTCGAGCTTCCGTAGGCGGACAACCCGATCTGGCCCATCTGGGCGACTCCAGCTGCTCCGGCAGCGTAGCCACCGAGTTGGGTGGCGCGACTCGTCGCATAGCCTGCCTGCTGCTCGATGGCGGCTTGGCGCATGGCGATTCGGTAGCCTGCGCCTGCGGCTTTTTCGGCGAACTGGGCGTCATTGAAAGAAATCTGTGCGCTCTTCTTGGCCATGGCGCTGGAGAAGAGGTCGGCATTCATGTTGAAATCGCCAACCAGGCTATTCATGTCCGCCTCGTAGCGTTTCTTGTTGCTCTCCAAATTGGCGAGGAGCTTTGTGTCGGCGACCTGCATCTCGTAGAGGTTCGCGGTATCAGTCAAAACAGCAAGAGGAGATCCTTCGGTGGTGACTCCCCCCTTGGCGAACTGGCTCCGCTGGAGACCGAGGATGCGGGCCTTCTCGGCGCGGATGCGGTCTGCCTGCTGGCGGGCTTGGGTATCGACGCCATCGGCTTGAGCGCGGAGTTGCTGCGCTTGCTGCTGGACGAGGATGTTGTTCATGTTCGCTTGGTCGGCTTGCGACTGCGCGTTGAACATGGCGAGTTGGGAATTGAACTGCTCGGCCTGCGCGGCCCGCTCTGCGGCCATGCGTTGCCATGCGGCGTTCTGCTCGTTGATCTGGCGGTTGTAGTCCGCGATGGCGGCTTGGGATTTCGCCTGCTGGTCGGCAGAATACATCGCGATGCCGGTCGAGGCGGCAGTGGCGAGGACGGATGCAGTCGTAAGGGCGATGGTGGTTGCGGATGCCATGTCAGTTCAAGGTTTGCACAAGGTGGATCATTTCCGTGTCTGTGCGTTGAAAACCGGTCTTCTCATAAACCCGCGCCAGCGACTCCTGTTTGCATGTGGTCAACATGACAGAGTATCCAAAGGATTTTGCCTGCCCTTTGAGGAATTCCACAATGGCCTTAATCGACCTGTAGACGGATTTCGGCTTGGCTCCGGGGTTGGAAACGACCCACTCCATCATGGAAACGCCGATGCTATTGTCCATGTAAAGCCATCCTGCGGCGACGGGACCACCATCTAAATTTGCCACGATTCCAAGTTTTGGAAGAACGGAGATTGGAACGGCATTCCATCCGTGACCTACCCACCATTCTTTCACAATGGCGTAATCCGTCTCTGGATCAAACATTTTGAGAATTGGAAAAATCTCACTCATTACCGAAAGTATCCCAGACAGGTTGAAGGGCGATGACGGCCATTGGATAAGGGGCAGTTTGCCTCAGAGTGACATCTGCGTCGATTCCAAACGCACCGGCGAGGATCATTTTTTGGTCGCCGGTGGAAAGTGTGTCGGCGAGGGCATACCACTCGCCATTGTTGGTGCGGACCTCCCCTCCCCGGCTCTTGTAAAGGCGGGCGATGATTTTGTGGATGCGCTTCTTGCGGCCTTGGGACGAACCGTCCTCCAAGTCCATATCGAGCTTCATGGGCGTGAGCGTGCTGGTGTAGGGCAGGCCGACATAGCCTGCGGCTGCGGTGGGAACGGTGATCGCGCCGCTGGCCACGGTGCGGGTCACAGGAGCTTGGCCGTCTTGCATGACGGTGACGGTCTTGTTGTTGAAGCGTTCGAGGCCGGAGATCGTGCGGCCTGCTGCGCCGGAGGCAAAGGCGGACCACCCATCGAGGTAGCGCCATGAGTTGGCGGTTTGGTCGTCGAGATATTTGCGCCAGAGGAGCGGGAACCGCTCGATGGTGCGGTAGTCTTGCCCGGAGACGGTGCGCTTGACGACCATCCAGACTTCGTCCTCCGTGCCGTTGCCGTAGATGGTGGCGACCGATTCAACCAGGGCATTGTCGGCGATGACATGGCGATGCCAGCCCACGACTTTCTGGTCGCGCTCGTAGGTCATGGCGATGAGCGTGCCGTCACCGCGCACGCACCACAGGACGGCATCGGGTTGCTGCTGGTAGGCGACCTCCACGATCTCGCCGGAGGTGATGTGTTCGGCGAGGAGGGTCAAATCCGGCGCGACCCATCCGTCCTTGTTGAGTTCGTAGACGAGTTCGCGCACCTTGCGTCCATTGCGCTGGACGAAGAGGAGGACATCGTTAACCAGCGCGGCTCGCATGTATTTGCTGCCGTAGCTCGACTGGCGGCTGGCTTGCACATTGGTGGCCGAAAGCGAGGCCGAGGAGTCGGCGCTGCCGATGGTCCACTCGTCGCCGGATGTGCCGATGAGGAGTTGGGACTGGCTATACATCCAATTGATCCGATTGCCTTCCGAGGCGGCAAGGGTGAACTGCACGGCATCGCTTGCGGTGACGCCGGTCTTGAAGTTCTCGAAATTGTCAATCTGACTGCACCAGATTGTGTTGGGTTGGGAGGATGTGCCGCCGAAGCACAGGCGTTGTTCGTGCATGGCGACTGAGCGCGGGTAGCCACGACTGGAAGAGAATGCGCCGAACGCCCAGAACTTGGTGTTGCGCTGGTTGCGCGGTCCCTCGCCGAGCCACTTGTCCACATTGATCTGCGCGGAGCCGACGATGGTGGCGATGCCGCCGGTGACCTTGGTGTCGGTTTCCAATCGGGCTTTCCCAGACCCCGATGCCCAGTCCAAGATGCGGATTTTGAAACCGCATCGGGCGGATTCCGTGCCGCTGGCGATGATGTTTCGGTCCGCAGCCACGGCATATTCCTTCACGATCTCCATCTTCGTGAGGTTCTCCGGGTAGATGTCGAGGTAGCCGGTCTGGGCGTTTGATCCAACATCGTAGGTGTAGGTGTGCGTGCCGGTGACGGTGATGGCGGCTCCGTGCGTGGCGTAGTTGTTCGTCGATAGCCCATCTCCTACACAGATGCGGTCTCCATTGTTCCACCCATGGTATGGGTGGTAGACGCTCACTACCGTGCCGCTTCGCGTGCCAGTGGCCACGATGCGCCCAGCGGAAAAGACATCCGAGGGAACGCGCAGAATTTGCACGGTGGCCGTCCATGTGCCGGAGGTGCTGAAATCCCATCCGCCCTCCACGGCAAGCGTGGTCGAGACAAAGTTGCCGGTGATGACTTGCTCGGCGTAGAAGTTTGGCTTTTGCCATTTGAGTTCCACTTGGGAGCCGATGGTGGAAGCCGGGAAAAGTCCGGACCCGGCGCTCACCGTGTATTTGCCCATCTCGTTGAGCGGAATCGGGAATTGCGACCATTTGCCAGCGGCTTGATCCACGCCGAAGTTCGACCCGGCGCGGTGGGCGCTCATGGCGTAATAGTAAAACGACTGGTTGGCTTGGTTCTGGGCAGTCCAGTTGGTGGTGGCAAAGGTAGCCGGGGAGGTGTGAGCGGTCGCGCAGCGGTAGGCGATGTTGCTGTTTAGCACGATGTCGCCAACAGCGTAGGCTGTGGATGCCGCCCATGCGGGAGGACGCACATAGTCTCCGAGGATGTAGTTTGTGCCAGCCACCCAAGTGTCCGGGTTCGGGTAAATGTTCACGACCTGCTCGGTGGCGTTCTGGTCTTGGAGCGGAGGATAGTCAAAGACGATTGGCGCGAATGTCCAGTTGTTGTCGGCAAGGCGAGAGAGCTTGTGTGGCAGGTAGTTCGCATGCGCGAAATACATGATGTCGTTGATCTGGGAAAATTGGATTTCGCGCAGGTCAGCGGCGGCGTAGGGAGTGGGAATCTCAAGGATCGACTGAGCCACCCAGCGGCCTGCGGTGAGGTCAGTGGCAAATGTGCCAGCGGTGTGGGCGGTAACGCAGTAGTATGTCGTGCCGCCGGAGGAAACATAGTTGCCGACTGCGTAGATATTCCCGGTCGCCCATGCGGCAGGAGTGGCCGCATTGACCGGCGCTCCCGTGGAGGGGTTCCAGAACCTCATGTAGCCTACGCCCATTTCGATAACGAACCGGGTGGTGGTCGAGAAGTTGAATCCGATCAAGCGGGTCTGGTTGGTGGCCGACTTGGTTGCTCCGCGAAACTCCGTGCCCGGTCGCCGGATGACGCCGCCGTAGGGCAGGATTTGGAAGTTCTCCAGCGTGCGGCAGGCGCTGCGGTATTTCTCCAAGCTCGTCCGGGCGTCGATGAAGGGCGAGACTTCGCCTGCGTTGAACGAGGGATAGAAATCGAACTTCGGCATCTTATTTTGACTCCAGCTTTCGCTCGACTCGCTCGATGACAGATTTGGCCGAGGCGATGACGGAGAGCATTTCTTGGTTGGCGGTTTTTAAATGCGCGACGAACTCGGCGGTCTGGCCATCCATGCGGTCTTGGAGGGTGTCCAAGCGGGCCGTGAAGTATTTGAACAAAATGCCAATGGCCGAAATCCCAATGACCAAAAGCGCCACGAATAGCCAGCGGTCGGACTGAGCCGCCGCATGGCTGATCGTTTCGAGCATTGTGGAATCGGCGCTCATTAGCTGTTGGCCTGCGCGAGAAGGTTACCTACCTGCGAAAGGGTTGCGGTGTTGTTGATGCGGTCAACATTGATGGAATCCGTCTTGGCCTTGATGGCGGTGATGTTGGCGCTTGGGATGTCTCCGGTCGCTGCTGGCGATGCGGGGAGTAGGTCTGTCTTTGCCTTGATAGCCGCGAGCTGCGTGCTGTTGCTGTCGATTTCAGCACGGATTGAAGCGGCGCTTGGGACGCTCGGCGCATTGGTCAAAGTCGTGACCGTTCCTCCGGTGATCTCCTTGGTCGCGGCTCCCCACACTGCTGTTGCGTTCTGCGCGGCAGTTGGCGCGGCGCTCGGCGCTGTGTAGCCACTTGTTGCAAGTCGGCTGGAGACCGTTGCGTCCAAGTTTGCAAGCTTAGTCGAGTTCGCATCCATCTCAGCGCGGATCTGCTGTGGCGTGACCGAGGCCGGAGCATTAGTCAATGTTGTGACCGTTGCTAATGTGCCGGATGGCGCGAGGCGGCTGGAGACCGTGGCGTCAAGGTTAGCCAATTTGGTCGAGTTAGAATCCAGTTCCTGCCGGATTTCGACTGCTGTCGGTCCGCTCGATGTGGTAAGCGTGCGTGTTGCCGCGCCCCACACTGCCGAAGCCACGGCAGCGGGATCGAGGACGGCAGTGCCGGTGGTCTGCATCACTGCGCCTGTGCCTGCGGTGGCACTGTGCGTATTCGGCACGGTGAATGTCACCTCTGTTCCGGACACCACGGTAGCGACCGTGTAGCTGCCATTCCATTCGGTGTTCGATGCGCTGGTGACGGTGATCTGGTCGCCGACGACAAGCGGGTAGCTGTAAGCCAGCGTTGCCGTGGCAATCGTGCCAGAGCGCGTAGCCGTGAATGGCATGCTTGGCCCGTAGTTCACCGAGAGCGCCACCGATCCGCGAGCGGGGACGGTGAGGCGACCGGTCTGGGAGTTGCCGATACCGTATGCCACGCCGCTGCGGACATCGGTCGGCGCGGCTTGGTTCAGCGCGGTCGAGTTGTCAGCCGTGAACATGTCCACATATGTTCCCGCGCCGCTTAATGCATAGCGTGTCAAGGCATTAAATGGTTGTAAGCCAAGCTTGAATTTGCTGCATGTTATAGGCTTAAACCCATTAACTGCATCGATAAATGATCCGCTGAATTGATAGTCAGCCGATGTCGATGTTGCGTTTACTGCACTGCTTGTGGGGGATGCTGTAAAAGTGCAATTTGTGCAAATAATCGGCGCACTTCCATTGGATTGAAAAGCCCATGCCTGGGTGCTGCTTCCGGCATTTAAATTTGAGCTTGATATATTTACAGTCCCTACTCCAGTTATATTTACAGTCGGAGCGTTTGCACTAATACCACCCGTAATTGTTGAGGTTGAAATATTGACTGTTCCAGTTGATGAACTTAAAATTGTTTGACCTGTGTTGGCCCCTGCAATCGTGCTACCTGTTATGGTGATTGAGCTTGGACTCGCTCCACTATTGACTATCGCACCACCGCTTACGCCAATTGGTCCTGTCATAACGCAACTATTAGCGACTACTGATCCGGTCGATGTGTTTTGAATAGCAATCTGTTGATTTGCAGTAATGGTGCAAGATGTTACTGAAATTGTTCCTGTCCCTGTATTGACAAGAGCATTTTGGTTTGTTGCGGCACCGGCCACAAAAAAAAGATTAGATTGTGTAAAATTAGCTGATCCGCTTAGTGTTAAGCAATTTGTTGTTCCTGCCCGTAAATCGCACGGCACACTCCATGTCGAACTAGCAATAAACCCACCGCCTGCCGATGCTCCTGCGGCAGCATTTAATGCAGTCGTCAGCGTAGCGCGAGCGCGGGCTTGGCCTGTGCCACTACCGACTCCGGTGGCGAGAAATAAGGTTCCCACGGCATTTGAGGCTGCGCCGATGGAGGTGAAGGTCGTCGTGCCTGTGCTGGTGATCTCATACCATTGGCCGCTCACGAATGATCCGGCGTTGACGGTGGGGTTATTTGCCCCACCGATGTTGATGTTTTGGTTGATGGTTACGGTGAATCCGTTTGAGTAAACGGTGTCGCCGTTTCCGGGAAGGACGCCGCCGTTCCATGTCGAGGTTGCGCTCCAGTTGCCGGAGGCGATTGCGCGTGCTGTTGCCATAGTATTAGATTCCTTTTGAGGTGATGAATGTTTGGAGAGCGGCGTGAATTGCTGTCACGGCTGCGAGAGTCGGCTCGTCAGCCTGGTCGAGCTTACCGAGGCGGATGTTGAGGGCGTGCTGCGGGGCGGTTTCCACCATGTCGCCTTCGATGCGCGTTGGAACGAGGTTACAGACTACAGAGGCGTCGGGCTGGCCCTCGGCGTCATAAGAGCCGCTGACGATTAGGTTGAGCGAGAAACGGTCGAAAGACTTTTCGCCGATAACGATTGGGTTGGTAGCTGTCATATTATGAGTAGGTGAGAGATTGTTTGGAAGACCACTGGCCGGTGGCGCTGGATTCGGATGAGGTTGTGCCTGCTGAGTTGAAGATGGTTCGTGCGATCTCCCATCCCTCGGCGTCAAAGACGCTTCCGGAATTGGGGAAGGCCGAGTAGAGGAGGTATCCGAGGTAAGTGGTGTCGCCGATGAGGTCGAACATCCAAATGCGGTCGGGTGCGTCCTTGGCGCCTGCGAGTCTATAGACTTCGCCGGTCGCGGGATTCCGAGTGTAAAGCCTCCGGTCGGTGTGGTTGATGCACACTTCGCCCAGAGCAAGGTCGGTCGTGGCGGGAATTTTCCCGGCGACTGCGCTTTTCTTCGGAATGATTTTTGGGTTGGCCATCTTATGGAAGAGGGTTGCCGCCGGGGGATTGCCCCCCAGCGGACTTGGTTATTGAATACTAATAAGTTCCACCATCTATTTCCGTTTCCAAAGCGGTGATTCGATTGCCCAAGCTGGTATCAGCCGAAGCACGGGTCGAAGCCTCCGAAGAAACTGCGTTGGAGCGATTTGTGATCTCTGCGGAGAGATCGCTTTCGAGGGTGCTGATGTCGCTCTCGGCTGCGGTCACCCGCGAGGCCAAGGCCGTTGCTGAGGAGACAACTCCATCGATACGAACTCCGAGTGCCGATTCCGCTGCGGTGGCGCGGGTAACCTCGTTTTGCAGGCCGGTGGAGGCTGAGGAAGCGAGGTTGGTGATGGCTCCGTTCAAGCTGGAATCCGCAGCCTCAAAGGCAGTTACGATTTCCGACAAGCTGTCGAGCGAACCTTGTGTTGTGTTGCTCAACACATTGTCGATCCGAGTTCCGAGAGCTGCCTCTGCTGCGGTCGCACGGGTCACCTCGGAGGCGAGGTTCGTGGTGAGAGTGCCTTCAGCGGCTTGGGCGCGTGTGACTTCCGAAGCGAGGTTCGTGGTCAATGTGGCGTCACCGGCTTGTCTTGCGGAGGTTTCTGAAGCGAGGTTGCTCGCGGCGGTGGCTGCGGCTGCGGAGACGGCTGCGGCTCGATCCGAAACCTCGGTTGCGAGATTCGCGGTCAAGGTGGCGTCCGCTGCGGAGCGAAGCGCGGCTTCTGCTGCCACCGCTGCGTCAGCGTAAGTCTTTTTAGCAAAGACATTTTCACCGCCGATAACGAGCGGGCCGTCTGCTGTTCCTACGAACAGGGACTTGTTGAGTGTGTCGATTGCGAGTTCACCAGCGGAAAGATTTTGTGGCGAACCACTTCCGCGTTTGATTTTGAGGATTGGATTGGGCATTTGATTTATTTGGTTGTTGGTTTGGTATCAGTCAAAACTGATGGGTTTTCTTGGTGTTATGGGGAAAGTTCAGAAGTTGCCGCAGTCGATGGTTTCGAGCATGAGTCGGTAGGTGTTGGCGGCGTTGTCCCACAGCCATTGCAGGTGTGTATCCTGCGCGTGGTAGATGCGGGCTTCCTTGCCGGGTTGAGGAAAGTTTTCTGCGGTTGGGTAGATGACGAGCGCCTTGGTGTCATCCGGCAAAAGGATCGTGAACTGGGAGAGGTCCAGTTGCTGCGTGATGACATTCTCAGTGATCGTCGTCATGCGTAAAAGGCATTCTCCCGGTTGGTCCACGCGACATCGGTCGCCTTGGCGGTTGCAGTGACGGCTCCGGCGGATGAGAGCGCGGAGCGGGTGATGATCCATTTGTCTACGGCGGCAGCGGAGCCGGTGGCTGGGATGTCGGAGTTGAGCAGCAGTCCGTAGTAAGAAAATGTGCCATCGGTGTTCAGCGCAAAGGCGTGAATGTAGTTGTCCGGGTCGCGTTGGGTAGTTGGGGAGTAGAGTCCGAGGGCGACGACAACTATCTTCGCGCCGTTTGGGATCGCGGAGGTGAAGGTGATCGTGCCGCTTCCTTGGTTGACGAGGTAGTCGGCGGTGGGTTCCTGTGTCACACCGTTGATGGCCACGATGACATGGTTCGGGTCGCTGGAGCGGAGACCATTAACAGGGAAGGTTCGGAGCGTTCCGTTGCCGGTGAGCGTGGTTTTGGCCGAGTCGAGGAGACCGGCTTGAGGGAGACCGAAGTTGAGGACGGCGGTATTGCCTGTGCCGGTGTTGGTGACGAAGGGTTGGGCATTGCCGGAGACCGGGGAAACATTTCCGACTTGGACGAGGAGCGAAGGGTAGCTGACTCCCCCACCCGATCCCCCGGCCTTGGCTTGCGAGGCATCGACGCCATCGCCTCCATTGCGGGACGAGACGAGTTTCGAGGACATCCACGCTGGCTTGATGCGGCCTTTGCGCTCGGTGGAGTCCCGGCGCATGGCGGGGTTTTTGCCGAGGATGTCGGTTTCCTTGGCGAGGAGCGCGGCCTTGGCGGCATCGCCGGTCAGCGGGACAGCCAGCTTGGCCGCGAGGCTTGCGGTGAGCAGATCGATAAAAAGGGAGTCAAAGAGGGTGACCTCGGTGACTTTGCGGACATACTCCAGTGTGATGGCCGTGCCGAGCCAGACATCCCAGTCAGTCGTCCAACTGGCGGACACGCCGGGTTGCTTGGTCGTGCCGGTAACCATACAGCGGTAGACCGCCGTGGCGCTGGTCACGACATTGCCGACTTCGTAGGCGCGACCTGCAACCCAATCGGGAGCGCCGGAGTCGGAGTTGGAGAGGACAAAGTTTCCGGAAACCTCCCAAGCGGCATCGCCGGTGGAGTAGTCTTGGTCGTTCACGCGGAAAACACGCAGGCAGTCGGACGGGATCGCGTAGCGGTAAGCCCACTTGTATTCCGGGCGCGGCAGGGTCTCGACCACCGTGGTGGATTTCATTGCCCAAGTCCATGATCCGGCGAGGAGGAGCGCATCGCGCACCTGTGGGTAGAGCGACTTGGCGAGGAGCATCGCTTGCGAGGAGGGGCCGAACTGCTCGGCAGTTCCTACGCGCAGGATCGCTTGGCGGCAGAGTTCGTCCTCGGTGAGCGTGGTGGATGGGCGGTCCTTGGCGGTCGCGAGGATGAGCGCCTTGACCACCGGGCGCTGCATGTTGGCCGAGAAAACCTCGGCCATTTGAGCGAAAAGGTCTTTCGATCCGGTGAGCGGCATCGCGAGGTTCGTGGCCAGCTTTGCGGAAAGGATTTCGACAAAGACCGCCGGGAACTTCGCGGCGTCGGTGACAGAGGCGATGTATTCGATCTGGGCGGGAGCGGCGAGATCGGTGTGGATGAATCCGTCCACGATCTCCCACTTGGAGAAATTCTCATCCTCGTCGATTCCGTTGAGGCGGATGAGACGCAGGAAGTCGGAGGGAACGGCGAACCGGCGGGCGTAGCCAAAAGCCGGAGCAGTCGCATCAGCGGTGAGCGATGCCAGTTTGCGGCAGAACTGCCAGTCGAACTCCGTCTGGAGTTCCTCCAAAGTCTGCGAGTAGAACAGAGAACAATACTGCGCCTGTGCGGTCGCGTCCGTGAGCGCGGTGATGCGGGAATCACCGAGTCGGGCGAGGGCGAGGTTGCAGATTTGGATGTCTGTCATTGAGGCGCGGTCAGATCACAGATTGGAAAAAGGGTGGCAGACATTGCCCGGTCTGCCAGCGGGGTGCGGGAATTAGGCTTCGTCGCAGGCGATCTCGACGACCTTCTTCTCTTCCATGCGGACGGCTCCGAGCGAGGCGACCGAGCGGATTTGAAGTGAGTGCGAGAGGTCCGTGCGGACATCCATGTAGGTTTTGAGTCCGCGCTCCGCGAGAACGACTCCGCTCTTCACATAGGCGTAGCAGGAGCGAACCGTCGAGGTGAGCGGCAGGAGTTGGGTGCGGCGGAATTTGAAACCCATGAAGGTGTCCACATTTCCGTCAACCAAGGCGCGAACCGTGTTGAAGTCGGCGCTGGTCACTTGTGGGTCACGGAGCAAATCTTGAAGTTGCTTGGCCGATACCACGATGATGCGTTCCTCTTCTTCGTCCACCTCGTTGGAGTCGAGGATGAACTTGGCGCGGCGGAGTTTGGCAATAGTGAGGCCGGAATTAACGGCTGTGCCGGATTCCACATAGTTAGGCACGACCTTTTGGTCTGAGCCAAGAGGCACATTGACATCGCCGACGGTTCCAGTTGCGGCATTGTTGCCAAGTGCATTGATGATGACCGTATCGCAGGTGCGGGCATAAGCTGCACCATGGGATTGGACGATGGGGCTGGTTGGCAAGACGACTTCGCCGAGCTTGGCCTCGTCCCATTCGTCGAGAAGTTTTGCGGTGTCGTATTCCTTCGTGCGAACCCAGCGTTTGGCAAAGGTCTGGGCGTTGATACGGGTTGTCACCGAGCGGTCGGTGATTTCCTCCATGGTTGCGAGGGCAATCGTGTTGTAGGATTTCTCCTTACCCTCGATGGAATCCACGGTGACATATTCTTTCAGCCGGGAATTTTTTTGTTGAACGAGGTGTTTCCAGTTCGCGTCGAACTGGGTCGTGTAGTGATTCGGGATATTGGTCAGAACATTGTTAGCCATTTGGGCCTCCTTGGTTGATTGAGTTGAATTGGTATCAGTCGAAACTGATGGTTCGTTGCTCCCTTCGCTTCCGAGTGTCCCGTGTGGGGTCTTCGACGGCGGGTATTAGGGAGCAGGCTCACAAAGGAGGTGTCTGCTCTGACGAAGTTGACATTACCGCTGATGCGGTATCAGTCAAAACTTTTTTTCAAAAAAATAGCGGGGCCGGGAGTCGAACCCGGAATTCCAGATTATGAAACTGGTGTTATACCTTTTCACTACCCCGCAGTTTTTACCCCTGCTTGAGCAGGGAGGTGACGAGCGCAGCGGCTTCGCGGTCGCCTTCCATGTAGCGTTTGTGCCAAGTGTTGTCGGGATTCGACATGATGTCCTTGGCGCGTGCTGCGCCGGTCATAAACTCCGTGCCACCCATCGAGCGCCCGACCTTGTCCTCGCTCATCATCTGCGCCATGCGAACGAATCCACGCACAACCTCCGGGTCGCTGAACCCGTGGGAATTCGCATCCACGCCAGCGAGCTTCGCGGCCTGCTTGGCGAGTCCGATGTTCTTTCCGAAATCATTCCCCCACTCTTTCTGAAGCGTCTGCACAGCCTCGGTGCGTTGCTTCTCAAAGGTGGCTTGGATCGCCTCCATCTTGAACATTTCGGTCTTTGCGTGCTGGGCGACGAGTTCCTTCATGGCCGAGGGCGGGATGCCGTGCTTGTGGGCGATCTCGGCATACGGCTTCGCCATGTCGTCGCTCCATGTCATCCCCTCCGGGAGGGAATCCGGCGCGAACTTGTATTCCTCCAGAGAGTCCGGCACGCCCATGGCGCGGCGGAATGCGGCGACCTCTTCGGGCGAGGATTTCTCGTTTGGAACGCCGAGCTTTTTCCCGATGAGTGCATTCGCATTCGCGAGTGCCTTCGCCATGTCCGGAACGCTTTTGTATTTTGAGAGCGTGTCCTTGTAGTCCTTCGCATCATCTGGAAGGGCATCGAGCCACTTGTCGCCAAATGTGCCGTCCGGGTTCACCCAGCCGGTCGAGGGAGTTGAGGGTTGCGTGGAGGTGTCCGCAGCGGGCTGCGCCTGTGCATCTGGAGATGCGCTTGTGTTATCGGCTGCGGCGAGAAGCGAGGTCTCGCCGGAGGTGTCGATGGGGTCTTCCATAAATGGTATCAGTCAAAACTGCGCGTCAGTCTTGATGCGGGTGGTAACCGAGATGGGTCGAGCGACCGGCGTAGGTCTTTTGGAATTCTTCCGGTGCGTAATCGCGGAGCCACTCGACGAGTTCGATGGTCTTGTCGCCCAGCATGGGGTCCATTTCGGGGCGCGGCGGGATGTCTTGTTTTGTTTCGGATTTGGGTTTGCTCATTTTTTGACCTTTCGTTTGGGAGTCTCGATGTCGCCATCCGCGATGACCGGTCTGCGAAGGATCGCCTCGATGTGAAGGATGACGCCTCGCTGGCCATCGCGGAGGGCTGCGACCACGGGGTTGAAATCATAACCAGGCAGGAAGACCTGTGAGTCGGTGGCGAACTGCGTCTTCAGATCGGCGATGACCGCAGCGCCTTCCTTGGAACCGAAAACACGGTGGTAGGCGTTGGTGATCTTCTGACGCTCACGCTCGCGCCGGAGGGCGGAGGCTTTGTCTTCTGGAGCCATCATGCTTGTCCCATCATGCCGGGGAGCATGCCAGCGAGAGCGGAGTCCTGCTTCACGCTGCCAGCCTTGCCGAGGGCGCTTGCGGCCCGCTCCATCTGCTCAGCCTGCATGGCGGCTTGCTGGGCTTGGGCGCGTTGAGCGCGGGTCTGGGCGACCATGTCCTCGTCGAGTAGCCAGCGGGCAGGCAGGCCATCGTTGCGGGCCATGTCGCGGGTGATCTCATCGAAATCGTAGTTGTCGAGCATCTCCGGCTTGATCTGCGCGTAGGGCAGGAGCATCTCGGTCGTGCGGATGAATGCGGCGTTTTCGAGGGATTTGATCGCAAGGGCGATTCTGCTGTTGTAGGCAACATCCGGCTCCGGGATGACGCCGATCATTTGGAGCGCCTGCGGAGGTGGTGGGAACTTGCCAGCGCGGGCCAAGATCGCGAAGACCCGGCGAAGGAGAGGATTGAATAGCTCGGTCGTGAGGCGGGCGAAGGTCGGAGAAAATTGGATGAGCTTCTCGCTGGCACGCTCGGCGACTTCGCGGGCGGTCATCTGCTTTTGGAGTTGGGCGAACATCTGGAAGAGGTCCACATGGAAGGCTTGATCAATCGCCTTGCGCTTGTGTTCGGCCCTCTGGATGCCGATGTCGTAGCGTCCGCCGGTCCCCCACTCCTTCGGCGTAGCCTGCGGGTTGTTTGGGTCGAAGTAAGTCACACCACCGGCGCGGAGATCGATGTCTCCATCGAACCCGGCAGGGATCAAGATGCGAGGGAACGCATGAATCTCGGCGAGCGAGTCGAGTTGTTTTTCAAGGAAGTTGAGTTGCTTGCACTCTGGCAGCGCGGTCCACGATGGCGAGTAGCCATAGCATTCCGAGTTTTTCCACTTGAGGTAGCGGGTCACGAAGAACGGCTGCTCGTCGAACCCGGAAGCGAGGAAGACATGCTTGCTTGCCTTGTCCACATAGATCGAGGCGTATGGCTTGTTCTCGGCGTCCCGCTTGCCCATTTCGATCTCACCCGGACCACGGGGAGCGATGAGATGGACACAGGCAAACTTGCGGTTGGAGTTGGGTTTCTCCAGTTCTTTCCGCATGGCGTCAGTGATGTTCTCGATGCCGAACTTGAGCGCGGCCTGCCGTGCCGTCATCTCATACTCGCGGGAGAGCGTGTCCACATAGCCTTCGTCGTCCTCGGAGATCGCAAAGCTGCCCAGATCGAGCTTGGTGAAGTTGAGGGAATTGTTCTTCCCCTGCTCGACCAGAATTGCCGCCGTGCCGAATGCGCCACGGTCCAGATAGAGTTCGTGAATCTCGGTGTAAAAATTGGACCGGCTGAGTTCGGCCTGCATGACCTCGGTGCAGCGTTTGAACCATTGCTCAATCTCGTCCTCGCTTTCCATCGCCTTCGGAGGCTCCAGACTGAACCAGCGGCTTTCGAGTGGGGTCATCCAACTGAGTTGGCCATTGGCCAGAATCATGTTCGCCCGCACCGCAGTGGCGTCGAAGAGTTGCGCCTCGTCGTCGGTGGTGGGCGATGTCGTCTGCGTGAACATCGTCGCCTTCCGGGGCATCACATACTTCGCGATGTCCTCCCAGAGCGACTCCCATGTCGCTCGCTGATGAACCATCTCAGCGTGGCGCTGGAGAACCTTGTCGGCGAGTTCGGGATTCTTTCCGGTCATTTGGTATCAGTCAAAACAACATCAACCAAGGGTCGAGTAGCCGGTCGTCATCGGAGCCTGTCCGGATTCGCCTGCGAGGATCGACTTGCGGAGTCCTTTGCGGCGTGCGGCCTCGGCGGCAATATCGGCCTGTGGGTTGCCGGGGTCAACCTGCGCTGCGGGCGCGGGTTTGTTCGCCTCCATCTGGCGCATCATTTCCTCCTGCGCCTTGCGCTGGGCTTCGGCCTGCTGGCGGGCGAGTTCCATTTGCTGCTGTTGGGCTGCGGCTTGCTGCGCGGCCTGCTGCTGCATCTGTTGCTGTTGCTGCTGCGCGGCTTGTTGCTCCTGCTTGCTTGGACCTTTGCGTCCACCTCCTCCAAACCATGCTAAACAAGTGGAGAGAATGGGATTTTCTTGGTGGTCAGTGAGTCGCATCGCGTATGGAGTTTCGAGGTTTCGTAAATCCGGAGCGGGCGGTCTCGCCGACTCCATGCGATGAATGGAAGTGTATACGGAGCGAAGTTGCAAGGATTATTTTGACTGATACCACAATATATGGTGATCAGCCAGCAGTTCTGACACAACCTGTGGTATGTGTGGGCGGAATCGCGCCAGTGTTCCTCCGGGTCGTGAATGTCCACCGGGCGGGCGAGCATGAAGAAGTCCTCGGTGTTGATGACGACTCCATTCCATGCGGTGAGTTCGACCTCCTCGGAAAAGGATCGCGGCTGCGGGTAGCGCCGGTAGAGGTCGAGGATTTGGAGTTCCAGTTCGCGTTTCACCGGCGCACCTTTCCGAATCCCCCACCCCGGAATCCTGCCATCACTCTGGTCGGTTCGTGACGCTCGGCCTTCCGAGGGATCGCAGAGCGGTCGATCACCATGCCGCGCTTGATAGCCTGGTGCGAGAGGGAGAACGCATCGGCGAAGTGCGATGACCAATCATGCACCGGCACATCCTTGATGGTGACACCATCGCGCTCCTCTTTGCTGTGGTAGGCGTCGAGCGCCTCGATGCCATCCGCGCATCCGGCCTCGTTGACATGAATGCGCGGGAACGCATCGTTCGCGAGGTTGATGCCATCCCATACCGAAATCTGCCGAGGGACGGGGATGACGCCGGTCAGCCCGCTGCGGCCCAGCGCCTCCTGCCAGAGTCCTCCGACCTCCGCTGCGGCGTCATGGGGAAGGAAGTGGCCACCGTAGCCGTATTGGCGCTCCTTGAGCCGTGCCGCCCAGTCCGCAGGCGTCTTGCACTCGTCGCTCCCGGAGAGAGATTCCAGATAGTTGATGCGGTCGCCGACCATCTGCCATATCCAGACCTTCTGGTTGAGCGGAGCGCCAACATCCCATGAGGTGTAGACCGGAAGCTCCTTGAACCAGAGAATGTCGTTGGTGATGCGTTTCTCAGCGCGGGCCTTTTCGAGGGACCGCACATAGATCGCGCCGGGTCGCCCGATGTTGAAGCTGCACTCGTATTCCTGTGCAAAGGCATTCTCGGTCGTGCCACGCCGGATGTCGGTTAGTTCCTCCTGCGGAATGATGCCGCTTTCGCTCGCCTTGAGCATGAGCGTGAACCAGTCGTTGTCCGCGCAGGCGCGGTTCCACATTCGCCAAAAAATGTTTCGTCCCTTGGGTGTTCCGACCCATGTTGCCCAGCCTTGGTAGTCGGTGAGCGTTGGGCGGATGACATTGTCCCACGCAGCCGGGTCGAGGTCAGCGGCCTCGTCCATGACCACGCCATCGAGGTAGATGCCGCGCAGGCGCTCGTAGGCTTCTCCAGAGTAGAGGCGGATCGTGGCCTCGTTGTGGAATGTGATCGCGAGATCGGCCTTGTTCACCACCACGCCGGGGATTTGCGAGGTGAACTGGACAAGGTATTTCCAAGCGATGTCCTTTGCCTGCTCGCGGGTGGGAGCCACATAGGCGTAACGGAGCGGTGGTCCGCTGCGGCGATGCGAGAGCGCCTTGGCAATCAAGTCTTGGATGCAGACGAACGATTTCCCGGCACGCCGGTGCAGCACCATCACCGACCAGCGTTGCGTGCGGTGCAGGTAGCTTGCAAGTTGCGGGCGCGGGATGATGTCGATGTTAATGGCCACCGATGCGGATGTTGATGTCCATGGCCCCGGCGACCTCGATTTTTTCCGGCTCGTTCCATCCCATCGCCTTGGCCAGCATCTCGCCATACTTCGCGCAGGTCGCCGATTCGGGGGGCATTTCCATGAACCGCTCGCGGAGTGTTTCGAGGTAGGTCTCGCGTTTGTAGGTGAGTTTCGCCTCGGATTTGGCGCGGAGTTCATCGACTCGCTTGGCCACTTCAACATTTTTCAACAAGCGTTCACCTCCCTGTCCGGCTCCATTTTCGGAGTAACCGGCTTTGACATAGGCTTGCGTGATCGAGAGACCGCTCGCGTAGGCTTGGCAAAACGCCTCTTGTTTCGGGTTGAGTTTCATGTGGTAATGGTATCAGTCAAAACTTGTCTTGACAAGATCGTCGTTCCCCCTTTTAAAATCCCCACAGCTTCGCGTGATTTCCACCTTGGTCATTTCTTCGGCTTTCGTTTTGACTTTGACTTGCCGGAAGAGGATTTCGACCGTTTCCGGGTCGTCGTCAGCGATGAGTTTGGCGTAGCGCAGTTGGTCAATAAGTGGCTTACAGCCTCCTGCAAAATTGTCGGCGTCGAGGAGCGAGCATGCGCTTCTCGTAATGATGAGAGTAGTGCGAGCTTTGCGCGGACTTTCTCTTGGGCCAGCGTGGTCCA